TGGAGAGGGATGCTCCGCTGGCAGCATGCACGGATTGCTGTTGGCCACCAAAGAAAAACCCTTGGAAGAGTTTGAACGCCAAGGCAGATAATAAAAACTACAACAAGGGTTTAGAACTGATAAGGAGTGTAAATGTTTGAGTATCAATGTAAGATTGTCAAGGTAGTTGACGGTGATACAGTTGATGTTGATATTGATCTGGGATTTGATGTAGTCTTGCGGGACCAACGTATCCGACTGTATGGTATCGACACGCCTGAGTCGCGCACTCGTGACAAAGAAGAAAAGAAATATGGAATGTATGCCAAGAACTACCTGAAGAACGCACTGGGTAAGACAGGTATCATTCGCACCAAGAAGGATGGTCGTGGTAAGTTCGGTCGCATCCTTGGTGAGTTTATGATCTACGACGGTGAGACTGACTCATATCGCAGCGTCAATGCTATGATGATCGAGAAGCACATCGGTGTAGAATACCACGGACAATCTAAAGATGAGATTGCCGAGCAACACATTAAGAACCGAGAGTTTATTGATGTCTGATACAGATAAAATCCTTGACAATATCATAGAACATAATCCTAAACTGGACGCGATCACTATTGTAGGGACTGAAGAATACGAATATGTTGATGCAGCAGAGCATGAGCATTATCTTATTCTACCTGACCCGATGGTAGACAGCGACCAGAGCGATACAGCATGGACCATGTTATTGTTACAAGATCCATACAAAGACTTCTTGGTTCGAGTGAGCGATATCATTACAGAGGGAGAGGACATTCAGTTTGATTGGGAACCTCTGTCTATACCTGAAGACGCTGATGAACCTGAAGACCATACTCACTTCTTAAATTATCTCACTGGGTGCATTGCCAATCACATGCATGAGTGCTGGTTGAATGGTGCTGTTGAGATGAGGGATGAGGATGGTAAATTGATCAAAGAAGTTTCGGAGGAAATAACTGTTGAACAGTGATATGCAAAATATGATACTGCGTTCGTTCTTTACTAACGAGGACTACATGCGCAAGGTTGTCCCATTCATGGACCCCAAATACTTTGAGGGAGTGGGTCAACAGCTGTTCAAAGAGTTCGCCAAGTATGTGGCAAAGTATAATGGTATCCCTTCTATAGATGCATTCAAGGTATCGCTACAGGAGAGCGAGGAGACGTTCTCTGAGGAAGCATTCAGGCATGCCATGGATATCCTGCCTGATCTGTTCCGCAAGGATGCTGACACTGACATTGACTGGTTAGTAAATAATACCGAAAAGTGGTGTCAAGACCGTGCTCTGTTCAATGCAGTCATGGAGTCTATCTCTATCATTGATGGTAAGCACAAGACTCTAACCAAGAACGCACTGCCTGATATTTTATCCAAGGCACTTGCTGTTACCTTTGACACCAACATCGGTCACGATTACTTGCAGGACGTTGAGAGTCGGTATGACTTCTATCACACTGTCGAGGAGCGTATCCCATTTGACCTTGACTATCTAAACAAAGTCACGAATGGTGGATTGCCCAACAAGTCGCTGAATATTATCCTTGCTGGTACAGGTGTGGGTAAGTCGCTGTTCATGTGTCACTGTGCTGCCTCAGCGTTGGCGCAAGGCAAGAACGTGTTGTATGTGACTATGGAGATGGCAGAGGAGCGTATCGCTGAACGTATCGACGCCAACCTGCTAGACGTGTCACTCGATCAGATCTCTACACTGTCCAAAGATATGTTCATTGGCAAGGTAGAAAAGATTGCTGAGAAAACACAAGGCACTCTGGTGATCAAGGAGTATCCTACATCACAGGCACACTCGGGTCACTTCCGTGCACTGATGAATGAACTCAAGTTGAAGAAGAAGTTCGTACCTGATATTGTATTCATCGACTATCTGAATATCTGTGCGTCTTCTCGTATCAAGTCTGTAGGCGGTGCAGTTAACTCATACACGTTTATCAAGGCAATCGCCGAGGAGTTACGAGGTCTTGCTGTTGAGTTTAACCTGCCTATCGTGTCAGCAACACAGACTACACGATCAGGTTATGGGTCATCCGATCCTGGTCTTGAGGATACGAGTGAGTCGTTCGGTCTACCTGCTACCGCTGACCTGATGCTCGCGCTGGTGTCTAACGATGAACTCAATGCATTAAATCAGATTATGGTTAAGCAATTGAAGAACAGATACAACGACCCGAATATGCATAAACGATTCGTGATCGGTGTGGACAGGAGTAAGATGAAACTGTTTGATGTGGAAGATCCAGAGCATGAGTTGATAAATGACGTGGCATCTGGTAAAAAAATACCTGAAGAGGATATTCCTGCGTTCGATTTAACTAATGCGGGTAAGAAAATAAGTGCAGAGGGTTTTCAATTCAACTAAATAACTCTACAATTTATTTCTCTAGGAACCCAACTAATGTTACAAGACGACGCAGAAGTTGAACTTCAGGTAGAGGTAGCAGTATTGAAAACTAAAATCGAACATATCGACGAGTCGATGCACCAACTGAAAGCGCAACTTGATGGTATTGAATCTCGTCTTGTACGAGTTGAGCGTATTACATACATGGTGCTCGGTGGTTTGGTTATCCTTCAGGTATTACCAACCATTCAAGGGTTCCTTGGCGTTTAATATTGGATCCGCTGACGCATACACTCATTGCCACCTTATTGATAGCAGGAGCATATTACACAGGCAGATATCTAGGAGGAAGTGTAGGATTCCAATTAGGATATCAAGATGGTTCCGCTGAAGGTGGTATGAAAATAATTAAAATCCTACATGATGAAGGGACATTCGATCAAGAAGAACTTGAAGAAGCACTTGATCGGTGGATAATGAAGCATAGAGAACATTATGTAAATCGAGGTGATAAATTATGAAAGGCACTGTTGTAACTTTGGTAACGCACATTGGAGAGATCATTGGTCAGGTAGAGGAAGAAACTTCTGATTCATTTGAACTCAAAGATCCACGACTATTTGTCAATCAAGCAGAGGGTGCAGGTCTTGCTCCTGGGATTTGTTTGACTGGCATCAAGGATCCGACTGGTGGTGTGTTTTACAAGGGCAGCATTGTTGCTGTGGTAGTGACTTCTCCGGAACTTGAGAAAGCATGGCGACAGCAAACAAGTGGAATTATTTTACAATGAACGGAAAGGGTGACACGCCGAGACCATTCTCGGTAAGCAGAGAACAGTTTGAATCTAACTGGGATCGTATCTTCAGCAAACCAAAACAACATCAGATGCTACACGAAGTCAACTATGACAATATGTGGCAGCACTCTTGTACTGTAGAGATGGCAATCGTGTGGATCGGTAAGGAAGAAACCTGCGACTATTGTGGCGCATGGGAGGAGGACGAAGAATGAGTGACGACATCTTTGACTTTGGTTTTACAGCAGTTACACTCGACGAACTTGAGGTCATTCAGGAAACCACTGCGCAGTTGGAATCAACTACAGCAGAGGCGAGTGAGGTCAAGGCACGACTCGATAACATCTACAAGGCAATCCAACCACTTCTGAACAATCTCAAGAAAGACCCTGAGCGAGACTATATCTACTGGCCGGAGCGTCTGACTAAGATAGAAGCATTCTCGGATCACATTGACAAACTATACATGGGTTGACATTTGACCCGATCTGAGTATAATATTATATTATGCTAGCAAAAAAATACAAAACACCTCTCCGTTATATGGGCGGGAAGTCACGTGCCACCAAGACACTGTTGAACTTCCTGCCCAATGTCATGATAGGCAAATACGTGGAACCATTCGTCGGTGGTGGTTCTATGGCATTTGCCTTCTCACGTCAGTTCCCTCACGTCCCTATTCATATCAATGACAAGTATTATAATCTGTATTGTTTCTGGATTACGCTCCGTGACCGTCCCTCAGACCTCGTCAATCGCCTTCTGAGCGTCAAGAGTGAAGCACATGACGCAGTGGGTCACCGTAAACTTTTTGACGACTGCAAGGACTATTTGACAAAAATAGACTGTGGTCAACCATGGAATAATACATTCGAGATAGGTTGGCGCTGGTGGGTATGCAACAAGTGTTCCTTCTCTGGTCTCGGAGAGTCCTCAGGTTTCAGTGAGCAGGCATCCGTGTCTAACTTCAGCCAGAGTAATATCCGTGCACTGCTTGAGTATGGTGCACACATAAAGGATTGGAAGATAACGAATTACGATTACAGTGACTGCCTCATTGATGATCCTGGGACATTTATCTATCTCGATCCTCCCTATGCCAAGGTCGGTAAGGATGGCAACTCGTTTCTCTATGGTCGTAATGGTGACATGCATAAGCACTTCGATCATACCGAGTTTCATACACAGGTATCTTTCTGTCAGGCACCCATGATGATCTCTTACGATAATAATAAATTACTGAAAGAGATGTACTCTGACTGGGAGCAGCACACCTTTGACCTCACATATACATTACACTCGGGTAAGAACTATCGTGCTGATGAAAAGAATCGTAAAGAACTTCTGTTGATGAACTATGTTTTCTCTTGAACTTCAGAATGCAATACGCAACGAGGAAGTAATCTATCTTCCGAACTTTTATGATTTAAACATTACACTTGAAGACGCTGAAGCAGACGCAGAGTATGCTCGCTCGGTGGATAATATAAAACTGTACGAACACGGATACTATTGTTCTCAGACCGCTTACATTACCACGAATGAAGTAAAACGATTTTGTCAGATACTCTCTAACGAAACAGGTTCACTCGCATGCGATGCACACTTCTTTGTTGCGTATGATACCGACTGTGTTGGATTTGGTGCACACTCTGATGATACGGACATTCTGAATATACAGTGTGTTGGTTCGACAGTATGGGAGATAGATGGAATGAAGTATAAATTAACTGAGAATGATGCGATTTACTTTCCTGCGAACACACTTCATGAAGTGAGATCTCTTACAGAACCTCGTGTTGGTTGTTCCTTTGGTTTTAAGGCACTTAGATAATGGCAGTCTATTGTCCTGACATTCCACTCACCTTCGTTCATATCCCGAAAACTGCCGGATCCGCCGTGTCCGACTGGTTAAAAACCCACGCACATGGCACCGACTTCTTCCCACTCTCTTTCGGTAGTATGCATTGGGAGTTCTCTAAAGTAAACAGGCAGATGCGAAGTCGCCGTTTGAATCCAGGAATCGTGGTGGTCGTCGTGAGGAATCCCTATGATAGACTGGTCTCTACTTGGGCGTACTATCGTCGTCGTAAGAAGTCCTGGTGTCCTGAGAACTTTCGCGACTTCGTACTGAACACGTCGTGGGGAAATGCGAAGAGATTACAGACGTCTTTCTTTAAGTTCTCGGAAACGATACAGAGTGAAACCATCGTGTTACGTTTCGAGAGTCTCGCCACGGACTTTCGTCAAATACAGTCGCTCTGCAATAGTAACGAACCTCTCAAAATAAAGAACAAAAGTGAACATGATCATTACTCGTCATATTATGATGCTGAAACAATCAACGCAGTTCGTAAGAAGCATGGAATGGATCTAAGACTGCTGGGGTATTCCTTTGAGCGTCTTTAGCAACAGAGAGACAGAAATGAATCACTTGTGGAGAGACTTCCTACGAACCTATCCTAATGCTGATCCTATACATCATCCTGAGCAGTGTAAATATTATGCTAAGATGTACTTCTATTATAGGAGTGAAACTAGA